TAATTATAAGTTTAACGAAGGGGAGCTCATAGAAGAGCTCCGTCGTTATATCGATGCAACATATGGCAACGGACATTACTCCTCAGATAAGTTTCAGGCAACTGAATTTATCGTTGATGGAGGACATGGATTAGGATTTTGTATAGGAAATATCTTAAAGTATGCACAAAGATATGGAAAGAAAGGATCAATTGTAGATGCAAGGAAAGACTTACTAAAGGTCTTACATTATGCTCTTATTGCTTTATATGTACATGATGAAAAGCATGTAGCTAGCGATATATTTGCAGAAGATTATCCACAAGATCAAGGTTATTAAATTTATTCAACCAATCAGGCCTGCTTAGCAGGCCGTTTCTTTATAAATAAGAGTATATTTTACAATTTTGGAGACATAAATGGCGTACACAAGAACAGTAACAATGACAAGGCCTAATACAGGCGTGGAACTACCTAAGATTGCTGACTCACATCCAGATCACGATACGGTTTGGAGAACTAAATATGCAGAAGCAGGCGTGACTAAGACTTACACTTGGGATGAAGCTGAGTTAGTGCTTACAATAGAGGCTGAAGCAACAGACAAAGCAACTTTTGATGAGCTAAACGCAGATTTAGAAACACTTCCTGATGAAGCGGCCTCGCGTGCAGCAGTTAAGTCAGCATGCGAAGCAGCAGGAATCACAGTATTGATAAACGATAGTGAAGGCAATACATTCGCTAGCTTCTAATTTTTGGAGTTTATATTATGGAATTTGGTGAGAGAATCACTTACGATTTAAACGACCACGTCGCCGTTTTAACAATAAACGGTGTCGGTCCTTTAAATATCTTAGACAAACCCTTTTACGCAGGATACAATGACGCCCTAGTTCAGTTCAGAGATGACGATGAAGCTAGGGTTCTTGTCATACGATCCGGCAATCCCAACCATTTTACAGCAGGTTTTGATGTTAAGACAATACATCAAGGACTAAAAGAGGGTTGGGGTTTTCTATTATCAGATAACGATATGGTAACACCTAAACCAATTATATCAGCAATTAAAGGCTGGTGTATAGGAGAGGGTTTTGGATTGATGTTAGCTAGTGATTTTGTTTTCGCAGATGAGACTAGCAGATTCATGTGTCCTGAAACTAAATTAGGTTTCAATGCTGTTACTATGCAAGTTAAATTGACACAAAGAATAGGTTCTAATAGAGCTATTTCTTTTATGATGCCAGGTGACGAGCATGATGTTTGGTGGTTGGAGAGAGTAGGACTATGTAATATGGTATGCCATGGAGACGTTGATGAGAGAGCTTTAGCCTTTGCACATCGTATAGCCACAGAGTGTGGACCAATAGCTGTGAGGGGGACTAAGGGAGCAGTATGGCATACAGTAAACTCTAATATGGATGAAGCCATTGACTTTGCTCTTTGGGCTAAGGACATGTGTCTAGAGTCAAAAGATATAGAAGAAGGCATAGCCTCATTTATAGAAAAGAGGCCCCCTGAATTCAAGAATGAATAATGTTCCACTACAAAAAATAACCCTAGGAAAACACGGTTTAATATCTTACCAAGCAGATCCCAAAGAAGAATATAAGTGGTTGTTACATGAATCATGGGACTGGTTTAATAAAGCGAGAGAAAAGTATGGACCTACGTGGAAATATTATGACAACGAGAGTGATCCCATTACTTATAAATTTGACTCTCTGGGTTTCAGATCCGATCATGAAGTGGCAGATTTGGACGGTGATTGGGTCTTATGTTCTACAGAATGCATTGGTGTAGGTCCTGGACTACATAACAGAGATTTATATCACAAAATTTTAGAAGAAAGAATGGGCATTCCTTTCTATAATGCATCTACTTATGGTGGTAGACTAGAGAACTTACCCTTTAACCTTTTACAACTAAGTAAGTATTGGAAAACACCGCCTAAACATATGGTATTAATTGGTTCACAAAATTCTACAGGCATTTCTGTAGGCATTCCAGATGTTCCGGTTAGTGTAAAGAATATAGATTATATACCAGCGGCACTCAAACCAGACAGTAAAGAGAAAGAACTACTCTTTTTATATCAATCTTTGGGCGTAGCAAAATGGCAACATATGATAATGATGAAAACCATAATTAGACTAGGAGAGAATTGGAACATACCTATACTATGGATTAACGGAACGTCTGACGACCCAGCAGACATGTCAAAAGAATCTACATATAATTATGCAGACGACCTAACTTTAATACACCAACACATACCTGGAGTTGGTGTTACATTACCAGCAGATCCTGAAGAGGCTCTACAAGTAATGAGTGAAACAATATTAAAACCTATGCAAGAAAAAGAGCCACCACCTGGGTTGGGCTTAGATGATGTAGGAAGAGATTTGTTGCATCCAGGAGTTAAATGCCATCAAGACTTAGCATATAAAATTGAGTTTGAATTAGATGGTTTTGGTACTCTTAACTATTGACTCTCACTTGGATAGAGTCTATAATAAGCAGTATATAAGAATAAATCTTTGGAGTAATATATTATGAAAATAAGCACAGGGACTCTTGATGTACTCAAGAACTTTGCGACAATTAATACGAACATTCTTGTTCGTCAAGGAAACTCTTTAGCCACAATTAGCACAGGCAAAAACATTTTTGCTAAAGCTGAGATTAGCGAGAGTTTTCCAAAAGAATTTGCAATCTATGATTTAAATAGTTTGCTTTCACTATTAACACTAATGGAAGATACTGATGTTGACTTTCAAGACGAAAGTTTAAAAGTTAGCAAAGGCACATCTGTTTTTGAATACTACTATGCAGACCCTAACATTATAGTTAGTGCACCTGATAAAAGTATTGAAGTAGATAACTTCTTCCAGTTTGACTTCACTAAAGATGATGTTGATATGATCTTAAAAGCAGCAGCTATAACAGCAGCTCCTATGTTAAGTATAATTGGCAACGGTAGTGATGTTGTAGTAACAGTTAGTGATCCTAGTACACCTAAATCTAATAGCTTTAGGCAAACAATAGGAACAACTGACAAAACGTTTGATGCTAGACTAGCAATAGAAAACTTTAAGGTTATACCTGGAAGTTATAGCGTCACACTTTCACAGAAGAAATTTATGTTCTTAGAAAGCAGTAAAGGTGATTTGAAATACTGGCTAGCTTTAGAACGTTCTTCAAATATATAGGAGTTTTTATGAACGAAGAAAATTTAGAGGTAACTCTAAGAGAGGCCACAAATGGTTGGATTGTTGAGTTCAACAAATTTGGGGAAACCATAGAGTATATATTTACTCGTCCAAATCCAGCAATATCACTTGTTAGGAAAGTAATGAAGGGTGATTTAGATATATTTAATCAATCGGAGATGGATAAATGAGTAGATTGCCAGAAGAAATTCCACAAGCAACATTCCATAGAAGAATAACCCACGCAACAGAGGGTTTTAAATGGACTACATTAACAACAGATGATCTGTTTAAAGATAAGACAGTAATAGTTTTTGGTTTGCCAGGAGCATTTACTCCTACATGTTCAGGACAACAACTTCCTGGATTTGAAGAGCTATATTCTGAGTTTAGAGAACTAGGCATAGATGATATCTATTGTGTTAGTGTTAATGATACATTCGTTATGGAAGAGTGGAAAGAGAAACAGGAAATTGTAAATGTTAAACTGATACCTGATGGTAGTGGTGAGTTTACAATTAAGATGGGCATGGATGTCCGAAAAGATAATTTAGGATTTGGAATGAGGTCCTGGAGATATGCAGCAATAGTAACTGACGGAACAATAGTTAAGTCATTTGTTGAAGAAGGTTTCCAAGACAATGCTGAAGACGATCCTTACGACATAAGTACACCTGAAAATGTAATGCAACATGTACAAGAGGCAGCTACAGAAGTAGCAGTAATGTCTGACGAGTATGATAGTGTCGGTACTAATATAGAGTTGAACTTTTCAGATTCGACTTCTGTAAAGGAGAAATTTGGCTAGACCTTTTTTCGACGGAAAAAAATCGAAGATATTTTGGAGCAAAAAAAGTTTCTGATAAAATGAATATGGAACCACAACAATTTTTATGGGTAGAAAAATATCGTCCACATAGTATAGAGGACTGTATATTGCCTGATGAAGTAAAAACTACATTTCAGCAGTTTATTACTAAAAAGGAGATACCTAACTTACTATTGTCTGGATCAGCAGGTACAGGCAAAACAACCCTCGCGCGTGCATTATGTGAAGAACTAGGATGTGACTACATTATTATTAATGGTAGTGATGAGGGTAGACAAATAGATACACTTAGAACTAAGATACGCAACTTTGCATCAGCAGTATCCTTTGAGGGTAAAACCAAGGTAGTTATACTTGATGAGGCTGACTATTTGAACAGAGAGAGTGTTCAACCAGCATTACGGGCGTTTATAGAAACGTTTTCGTCGAATTGTAGGTTCATATTTACTTGTAACTATATAAATAGGATTATAACACCGTTACATAGTAGAACAACGGTAGTGGACTTTAAGATAGCACCCTCAGATCGTCCTCAGCTCGCTGCTAAGTTCTTACAAAGGATGCAGTATATCCTTAGTAATGAAGGAATAGACTACTCTGAGAAAGTGTTAGCGGAGCTCCTAATGAAGTATTTTCCTGACTATAGAAGGGTCATAAATGAGCTACAAAGGTACTCCGTAGCAGGAAAAATAGATGAGGGTGTATTAAGTAACTTCCAAGAAATCAACGCTAAGCAGCTCATAGAGAGCCTAAGGGAGAAGAATTGGAAGAAGATGAGGCAGTGGGTAGCCAATAATGTGGATACTGACCCTCAGGGTATATTTAGACAGATATATGATATTCTATTACCTGAGATTAAGTCAATTCCACAGCTAGTTCTGTTAATAGCCGATTATCAGTATAAAGCGGCATTTGTGGCAGATCAGGAAATTAACCTTACTGCATGTTTGACAGAAATTATGGCAAATGTGGAGTTTGCATGACAAAAGATTATAATGAAGCAGGAAAGGCAACTGCCAGAATAGACATTCGTGTTCCTGAGGAGTTAAAAAAGGAATTAAAGGCAGAAGCCAAAAAACGTAAAATTTCTATAACAGAGCTTTTGCTCGAAAGTTACAGAGAGAGTAAAGAGAATGATTTTGGATTTAATTAGAGGAAAGAGAGAAACAAAATGACTAGATATTTGCTAATGATAACATTCCTAGTAGGGTGTAGTACGACAGATTATGTTCCTTATTGGTACGAAGAAGGTATGCCCCGTTTTGAGTGGGTTGAGCCAGTAGTATTTCAACACAATTTAGAAATTTGCAGAAGGAATAATGTCTGTAGAGCAGAAACTTTATTTGATTAATGGAATTTTTTTATAATTTTACAATTTGGTTTTTTATAGGTGGATTAGCTTATTTCACTTATAAATTAGTAGTATGGTTGATAAAGCAATATTAGAAGGGTTTGGCGATCCCGTAGAGGAGATCGTTGAAGATCAATTCCAGGAGAAATTGAAGAAGATTTCTCCTTTTGACTTTGTGAATTCCATTAATTTTAGTAAAGAAGATTTAATAGTTGATGAGAGAACTGAGAATGAATATAATGCTTTTATTGTAAATAGAGCTATGGGAATGGGGCCTGATACAGTTATTGCAGGCAATGAAATGAATTCTAGATCTCATCTAGATAAAAAATTGCAGTACGATTTCTTAAGAGAAGTAGTACGAAAAGCAAAAAGATATAATAAGTGGTTAAAATCTGAAGAGGAGAACATTGACGCGATACAGCGCTTTTTTGGATATAGTTTTAATAAAGCAAAAGAAGCTTTAAGACTTTTATCAGACACTGATATTGATGTTATAAAACTATACCTTAATACGTCTAAAGGCGGTAAAGTATAAATAATTGGTAACCTAATAATTTATATGATACACGAAAGGCGTATTGAGAATGAGTGATCAAGACAATTACTTCAACATTGACTATCCTGGGTATTCACCCTTAGAAGTTTCTTTGAAGGACCCCGAAGATTTCCTGAAAGTCAGGGAAACCCTATCTCGAATAGGTGTTGCTTCGAAAAAAGAAAAAGTCCTTTATCAGTCGTGCCATATATTACATAAGAAAGGCAGATACTTTATAACACATTTTAAAGAATTGTTTGCATTAGATGGCAAGGAGGCAGACTTCCAAGACAACGACTTAGAGAGACGAAACACCATAGCTAAATTACTATCCGATTGGGATTTAGTAGTTTTAATAACAGAGCCAAAGGAATTTGCACCTTTAAGTCAGATA